CTTAACACCCGTTAACCAATTCGTTTAAACTTGTTTCCAGGTGCAAAGGTAAAAGAGTGACATCTGCTGCGCAGTACCCGATTTCTTGTCATAGACCTCTATTTGCTTGTCTGTTGCGGTCATATCTGCAGCAGGGAGGTCTGATACCTGCTTAGCCCCATCGAACGCAGCGATGATAGCCTTGACCTTTGTCTCTTCTTCTGATGTTAAAGCCATAAAATAATGTATTTATTCGATTAAACAATACGTAATGATGTTCCCACCTTGCGCAATTTTCCTGACGCAGCCACGCGAAGGCGTGGCTGGCGAACTGTAATGCTCACCTCCTTCCAAAGAGGTGTATTGGCGGTAGGGATAACCCAGAACTTAGTAGTTCCCTCGCCTTTGACGGTGAGGTTACCGCTCGGATCAACCAGCAACGAGTCACCATCTACATGCTGGAAGAGCACGCTCTGAGGGAGGTAGCTCGGAATGAGATTGGCATCGATGCGCTGCGCCACTTTATTGCGTAGGCTGATTTCCGGGAGATAGTCTAGAAACATGCGCGACGGCGCAATGAAACCTGTGGCTATTTGCCCGGCCAATCCATCCATTTGTGCAATCTTGGCATCGGCTCGTTTGGCGGCAGCATCTGCCTCTGTAGCCTTTGTCTCTGCTAGAGCTACTTGTGCTGCTGCAGCTGTAGCCTGCTCTTGTGCAGTATTGGCTGCACTCTGAGCGAGATTTGCTGCCTTGTTGGCATCGTCGGATGCACTCTGTGCCTTGATAGTTGGTGTCTTATCGAGCCATCTGCGCCATTTGGCATTTGAATCTGAAGGAGTTGTTGTGTTACCATCCTCCAGTGACGCATAGACTCCTGTAGATGTATGAACTATATCCCCCTCATCGTAGCCTCTAATAGTCTGTCCACCATCTTCATATGAGTAGTCTGACTTCCAGGTGCCTTGATCGGTGAAGGCGACATTGCCAACAACTATGATATTTGTATTATCTGCCATATATTTATTAAACTTTAATGACTAACTTGTTTCTACGCTTGACAACATGTTCTGCGACATGGCTTCCGTAATCAATCATAAGTAACTTGTTACGATGCTGGCGGAATGACGGATACATAGCGCCGCCTCGAGCAATGACACCCGTATCGACATATTCATGCTTGGAGAGGTCCCATTGCCACCAGTTGCCATTGCTTCCCATTTTGGGCGGATGATCGTTCATTTCCTTAGCGAGGTCTGTCTGCGTCTTTGAGCTGGCGATGGCGGCTTTTGTATCTGTCTCTCGCTTGGTTTCAGCCTTTACTCGACCGCTCTCTGCCGTCGCCCTTCCGTTTTCAGCGGATACACGCTTCTTCTCTGCCTCTACTCTCGCAGCTTCCTGCTTCTGTCGTGTGGTTTCCTGGTTCTTGCGTGTAGTCTCGCTGCTATCTCGGGTTGTCTCGGAATTAGCCCTTGCTGTTTCAGCGGTAGCCCTTGCATTTTCCGCAGTCACACGTTTTTTCTCAACTTCCACACGAGCGGCTTCGTTGGTTGCCCTTTCAGTTTCAGCCTTGGCTCTAGCCGTTTCAGCAGACTGCCGTGTAGCCTCATTCTGCTCGATAGCCTTCTTGCTTGCTAGGGTATCAGAGGTGGCTTTCTTGGCGGCTTCGGTAGCCGTTTTGCTTGCTGCTACGGCATCCTCCACCTTCTTGCGCTCTACCGTGAGGTCAGTCGTTGCCTTCGTCACGCTGGCAGCAGCGTCGTTGGCTTTCGCTGCTGCTGTGGTGGCTTCTTTCGTAGCTTTCTTGGATGCCGCAATTTCCGCATCAACGTCCTTTGTAAGCAGAGAGAGTGGCGCAATAACCTGTTTCTGTACTCCATTCAAGTCGTAGAGAGCTGGCATCGTCTTGATGCCTTCGAGCGACGTCGCCAATTCGCAAGAGAAGATGTTCTTGCTGTGTCGCATCAAGTACTCGTTGAATTTCGGCAGGAGGGCAGCGCATAAGGCTTCGAACTCCTCGTTTGTTGTTGTCTTCTGCTCTAACATAAAACCTCCTTGTTTGTTGGTGTTAGACTTCCTTTTCCAAAACCTGCACAATCTGACCGTATGCACCTGCTACAAGCGCATCGTTGATTGTCTCCTTGATGAGAGCCATATCCTCTGCCTCCAACTCAACCTCTTCTGGATGCTCCTGTAGCTGGACGCATATTTTATACGCTCTCATCTTGTCTGCAGGTTCGAGAGGTTTCTTGCTACCAGCTGCGTAAAGGTAGAGCCCGATGGTGTCGCTCATCATCTGTGGTTCACCCTTCTCGTTCTTTAACTCTTTACCATCGTAGCCTTTCATGGCTACCTTAAAATTTCTTTTCATAATTTCTATTTTTTAAGAATTAAACATTTTACCAATCTCTTGGACACTTGTACTGCGTCCAACATCCTACCTTGGTATTTTCTTCGCCAGCGATATTAACATCTCGGTGATAAACGAAGATCATGGCATCGCCTCGGGAATCTATAACCAAATCTGTCGTGTTAGAACCTTTATTATATAGGATGAAAGAGGTGCGAATTAGACCTTTCGATGTTACTGAAGTGTTGGATCTGAGATGTACGGCACCATCATAATCATTTTTTATGAAAACAACATACCCATCATCCTCTTTGCTCATCGTAGGTAGCTGATAATAACCGCTTCCGCCCAATATCACAGAATTAGTGCCTTTTGGTATGGCGACGGGTGAGCCATATGAGCTGCCTCCAGAGGATAGTCTTGCGGTTTTAATCCTGAGACCAGTTATATATCCTCCTAGCGTCATGTCGAGTGCCACGTTGGTAACCGCTCCCTTTGCTCCGCAAACTACGGAATAATTCACATCACCGAAGAATTTTGAGCTCTCTTCGTTTGTAAACCTTGCAACAGCTCTCGCTCCTGTTGATGCAGGCAGGACATTGCCGCCAATGCCAGCAAAGATCTTGTGGGTGTCATTGCGCAGGACAATATAGGCATCATTATCAAACCCCTCATTGGTAAGACCATCACCCGATATCTTCATGCCGGCAATCTTACCGGCAATCGTCTCCATGGATCCGTCGGTATTGATTTTGAAGTACTTGTTGGCAGTAACAACACCTTCGAGAGAAATCTGGTCTGCTCTGATGCTTGCTTTAGAGATTCCGTTTGATATCATCGTCTCAATGGTAGCTGAACTGATAATCTTGCCGTCCACGTTGCTAATCTTCGTCTCCAATGCTGTCTTGTCAGCCGTGACGAGTAACCCCGACTTGCTGATGTTTTTGACGTTTCCGCTCGCATCGAGGGTAATCTTCTTGTTGAAGAGATTTGTGAAATACGTCGAGACTGATAAGCCACCGCATTCACGTAGCGTTCCATCGGAATAGAATGCTCCTGCAGCTACACTCCAGGAGTCTGACTTTTGCTTGACTAAGCTGACTGTTGTGCCATAGTCGCTCCGAATACCAGAATCTATACCATCGATGTATTTTCTGACCTCCTTGTCATTGCTGTCTATCTCACTACTGAGAGCATCCTGCGCTGCCGAGAGTTCTTTCTTAGTTGCTGCTTTCCCGACTGCGGTGCTGATGCCATCAACGGTTATTGTCAATTTCGCCAGGGCTGCACTCGTCTTGCCTGCAGTGTCTTTGACGCTAGAAACCTCCAGCTTTATGGAATCGATGCTGGTTTCAATACTTGACATTCTTTTTTCTGTGCTCGTCTGCCAACTATTGAGAATGTCGATTCGACCAGCTTGTATATTTATCCGAGAGGACAGCTCTGTTTCTAGCGCCTTGTCTTTCTCCGTGACGGACGCCATGATTTCATTCTTGGTCATACTGATTTCAGATCTGAACGATTTATCTAGCGCCTTGTCTTGCTCATCAACGTACGCTCGGATGCTCTTCTTCTCTGCGTCCAGCTCTATGCCCAGCTGCGTTGTCCTGCCATTAACCTTATCGATGTTCTCCCCCAACAGCTTGATATTACTTGCTGTCTGCAATATCTGCGTGCTGACCGTCTTCTGCAGGTTGTCTATCGGTTTGTCTGTCATGGCAAGGAATGATAACAGCATATCTCCTGTATATCGAATGACGAAATCTCCTCTTCCGTTCCACTTGCCTTCCAGCTTTATAAACTGCCATTCTCCCGAATAGGCAATATTGACACTCTGCGCTGCCAGTTCGTTCTTCTTGCTATCGACAGCGGTATTAGGCGAGAAACCGATGGTCATTGTTCCTGCTGTCTTAGCATAGACCCTTGCGCTGATGTAGAGTGTGTCCTGTACCTCGGTGTAGCCGTCTGCCGTCACACCCATACCCTCATCGGTCTTGGTACCCGATGGCTTGTTGTATTCCTTGTGAGTTCCTGGCTGTCGGATAAGGGCATTGACTTGCTTCAGTCCGCAGTTGATAATTCGCAGCATGTTCCTGCCCTCGGTTGCCTCGATGAGGACACGACGGTTTCCGCTTGCCGTAACTTGTCCGTTAACCATAACGGGCATTCCTCCGCAAATCCAGATTGCGGATTCGTCAGTTTCGTCAATCTCCCAACCGTCTATGATTAGGCTATCCGAATCTTTGCCTGTTGCTGTCAGGAACGTACCGTTATGGATGTAGTTATCCTCGTTTGTCAGCTCGTAGGTTGTCTGAGCAAAACGGGTAGCAAACTGATTTTGCAGCATCTGGAATTTCGTATCGATGCTCTCGCCTGTGCGTCGAAGAACGAGGTCGCCTGTAGCATAGAGGTTCTGCAGCAATTCTCCGAATCCTGTAAGATTTCCGAATGTTCTGTGATGTATTCCCTCCAGGTTACCGAGCCTTCCCTTTAGATTGTTCTCTGGGTCGGTTTTCATACCGTATAATATATCAAGATATGGTGCTGTCGTTCCAACAGTGATAATCTGCATGATACCCTTACGGTCTGGGTCGCTTAGGTTGTCAACTCTTACAAAGGTATCTTTCTTCTTGATGAGCTTGTCTGGTGTCGCTCCTTCGATGCTGCTTGTGAAGCTGTCGAATTTTACCCAATCCAGGCGGTTTTCTCCTTCTGCTGCACTTCCGCATCCTGCCTCTGTGATTACCAGCTCGTAGTTCTTGGTCACATAGTAGTCATTGCTGCTGTTTGGCATTCCGTTGTATTGCTGCACCATGATGCAATCGTCCTTTCTGAAAGGATTGTACAGCTTTCCCCCTTGCGTATCGAAATATACCTTACCCGTCTCTGTGTCGTAGTGGTCAACCTCCATCATGCCAGTGAAGATGCGGTTATCGTTTTCTCCCAAGAGCTGGGAGATTATCATTTCGTAAACTCGGAGCGATCCTCTAACGATTAGGTTATCGAACTCTCCTGTCCACTTGTTCTCCTGCATCCCTGCTGTGTTGGTGATAGGCTTGTTGTAGATGCCCCATCCCTTTCCTCCGAGGAATCCCGAAATAAACTCCTTACTGAAGAGGTTGCCGTCAAAGGTAGAATCTCCTTTAACGTGCAATTGCTTCATGGTGGCGAGTCCCCATGCCAGCAGCTCATCTATACAGAGTTTATATTTACCCGTCTCATCTATCCTGGCAATGATGAATCCCTTTTCCTCATCGGTATTCGCATTTTCCGATGCTATGGAATGAGCGATGATGTTGCCCTCTGCATCAAAGCGGAAATCATTCGCAGCATCAAATACGAATTTGTCGCCCACCTTTGCCTTGGAGAAAGCCAGCAGCTCATTGATATTCAGCTTATATTTTCCGGTCTTCGGACCGGTCTGTATGATAGAAAAGCCCTTGTGCTCTGCTTCATTCGCATTCTCGGAAGCGATAGAATGAGCGATGATATTGCCATCCGCATCAAAGGAAAAATCTTCTCCTACCAGTAAACCACCAAGTAGTTTCTGCACTTTCTCCCAGGTTACGGTTCCTTGAGCTATATCATCAATATCCTTGCGGATGTACCTCTGCAAAACTTCTGCTTCTTCATCAAGTTCTCCCGCCTTGTCAGCATACTTTGCACGATCAGCAGTATTAGCCGTATTGGCGCGCATAGCCAGATCCGCAGACTCCGCCTTCTTAGCCTTACCGGCTCTAGTAGCATAATCAGCTTCAGACACATACTCACCTCCATAGCCGGACGCTCCGGAGCTATTGCCAGTTCTGGAATTCCCTTTGGGTTTAACTATGATTTTTGTTTCTATCATACGACTTTATAATATTGTTAGAATATAATTAGAATATCTCTTTAATCGTCATCTGAGCAGTGCCACTGGTTAGATTATAGCTGATGCCTTGCACATGAAAGGTCTTGCCGATCGCAGGATGTCGATACAAATCGAATGGTGAAACATTACCGTGCTCATCCATCAGATTCTGTTCCATGACAACTCTTGGCTCATGCCACTCCTGCCAGTAGTCATTGACATAGTGCTGCTCCGGCTTTGCTAATTCGCCATTGTTACGGTTATAGACACCTAGCAAACTCAGTTCTGTGTCAACATTCAGCGGCGCAGAAAGACTAATGCCATTCTTTACACCGAGCGCTTTGCATTCCTCAGATGTCAGAGCTGTAGTGATTTTCATCTCAAGATCATCTTTGACATTCACGAAATCTTCTTTCGTGTCGCTCAGATATACCAGGTCGTTCTCAGCACCATCACTGCCAACCTTACCATGATCGCTTACAACCTTCACCTCGAACTCTTCCAACAGAATATCACTCACGTGGGAAAGAATCGGTTTCGTATTGCTCGACCACTTTGTATGTCGAAAGGCTGTAGGATGTCGTCGGATGATTTCTTCCCACACGCTGTTGACTGGTCCGAGGATGATAAACTTCACAGCACCATGCACCTTGTCACTCATGCGGACCGGAATGGCAGTTCCATCTGCGTCCACATTATCTGTGTAACTCAGATTATTCTGTATGGAAAACTCTGTACCGATGATTTTGTCCCCAATCTTAGGGTCGAATCCCACCGAGAAACTCTGCTGGTAATATTCATCATCAGATGAGCATTCCTCTCTAGCCTTATACTTCATCCAAACATAATCCGATAGCTGACCATTACCCGTTCCCGCCACCTTATCGCTTCCGAGGAGCTGCCCAGGTCGTTTTTCAACTACGCATTTATCACCTATTATCAGCATACACTGAATTACGCCGACCTTCGACAACTTATCGGTACTGTCCCCGAATGCACTGTACTTAAACTCAAACTCCTGCGGACCTTCACCGGTAAATGGCATAAACCCGCCATCATTCCTCTTATCCATAGCATCATCCGACACCACCTCGTTTCTCCAGTTCTCCGTTTTCCAGTATCTGCGTGTATAATAGCGGCCATCTCCGTTGTTGCGGCTTGGCACAGTCTGATGCCAGACGTAGATTCCATCCTGCCCACTGAACGGTGCACTCAGCCAGGTTTTGTTTCTCAGATCATGATAATTAGCCGTCATCCTCATCAGAGGGTTCATCACCATTTTCCCTGAGATTACGATATAATTAGTCGTGTTTTCGTCGCTAGGCGAGAATACACCACCGACTTCATTGCCTACATATTCTGCGCATGGTATCGCTTTCAGGAGATCCGAGTCATTAGGATAGAATTCACTTTCCCCATCCTTGCCATTACCGTTTACGCTGATTACCAGGTAATCGGTCATGGATATTTTCGATACGAGCGAATTATCCTGTCCGCCGTTCGTCTTCTTGACGCTTCCTACAGACATCAGCATTGAGGCACCCGGCACGGTTCCCAGATAGTTTACGGCATCCTGCTGATTGACTCCCTGGCATAAATCCTTCACGAGATCTTTTTTCTTGGCGCCATAAAAGCGCCAGTCCTGGCACTTTCTTACCTGCACATACCAGTCAACCACCGAACCGCCATCGTAGCCAGTACTGCCATTCGCCACCAGTTCTGCAAATCCATAATAAGCTCTTTTACCCTCTCCATCGGAAGCGTACTCTGTCATATACTTCTGCATGCCGAGGAAAGCATTACGCAACGCATCGCTATCGAGAGGGCTCTTGACGATATTCTGCATCTCCTTCACATCAGCCGTCAACTTGAGCTGATTATACGTCTCCGCAACACTGATCTGCGTATCACAGTCTGCTACGATAGACGTAGTAATATCTACCGTCCGAGGAACAATCGTTAAATCACCATTCCCATTGAGGTTATGCCAGGAGTGAGATTTTCCACTCCTGATTGTCTCCCAGGAGAACAGATAGAGATTCATGCCAGCCTGCCTTATATGAAGATTGAGATATCTCAGAATTTCAGTCAACACATCCTCCTGAGTCCAGACATCATCCTCTTCATCACCCAGGAAGAGCAGTTCCGAGATGCTGATATCCTGTAGTACGGAATACTGCTTACCTTTTTCTGCGACCACATATTTGCTGCCATCATAGTATAATGGCTTATCATGACTGCCGAGAATATCAATACCATCCATCACACCATTCAGTATATCCGTCACGATATCATGGAAGGTACGCTGCTGCGCCTCTGCCTTTACCTTATTATATAGTACTAAAGGCGAACCGACATTCTTGTATTTTGAATACTGAAGGGCAGAGAGTGTGTCCACGCAAGTCAGTTCTACTTCATCCTCATACTCATTATATCCCTGCGAGAAAGTCTGAGGCTCGATATATCCGGCAAAGAGACATTCTGTTTCCCGGTAGATATTCACCACAGCATCCCTACAGGACCCCGAGAAGAATTCCTTCACATAGTTCTCGCAGAGCAAGCGGATAGAAGCCTGCGAGCAGAGAATATGATCGAACGTATCATTCACCTGCGAGGTGATTTCCACCGGGTCATCAGAGATGGTGACTCCGCTACCATCGCCACCTATCTCCACTTCCTCGGATCGATCACCTCGAATCAGGATATAGACGGAGATTTTCTCTTCTTTCCTGTTATAATAATAACCGTGTATATACATAGCCTACTAATGCTTTTATAATGATGTTATAATACTATTATCTGATACGGATATTACTCCGCTTGCGATTGCTTCTTGTCTCATTCGCTACAGAGCCAACAATATCTCTTCCCCGCAGGCGCAGATTGATATCTATTGGTGTCTGGTCGTTCTCGATAAGGATGCCCTGCAAACGACTTGTAGAAGCCTTTACTCCTGGAGCAAATCCATCAGAGATTCCGGTACCAACCTGCGCAGCTGCTCCGTAGAGGGATGCACCATTGGCGATTGCGAAAAGCCTAGCCTGCTGCGCTGCATTCAGAATCATCTCCCCCGAATTAACACGTACCAGGATGTTATCACCACTTCTCTGATTGCCTCCCACAATGCCACCTGTAGCAAACTTGCTTATCATGCCGATGATGCTAGTCAGTTGAGCTGCGCCTGTAATGCCGAATGCGAGCCAGTCTATCCAGGTCTTGGTAGAGGTCATTGCCTGCGCAAAGGAAAGAACGATCTGTCCTACCGCAGCCATCATCATACCAGCCTTGGCAGCCGCACTGTCGGAACCAAGTTGCTGCATAGCGCTTCCAAGCGCTGCACAGCTTTCTCCGGCTACCGCAAGTCCTTTGGCTGTAGAATCAGAGATTCCATTAATGGTATGCAGCTGCTGCTGGACACTCTGAAAACTCGAGAGATTAATATTACCGAGGGATTGCAGCTTCTCCAGGTCTTCAAAACCTTCGACTTTAATCTCTATAGGATTTAATCTCAGTCGGCCTATCTGTTTATCTATATCCGACAATATATCTTCAGCCTTTTTCTTAATCTCGATATCAGGAACGTTTTCGATACCTAATCTTACCTTCAACATCCCTAACTCTCGCTGCTTTCCTTCCAGGATCTGCTGAAGACTCTTGACGACAGCTTCATCAGCCGAAGCATTGATTTTCTTCTGTAATTCCCGGATTTCCTCCTCATAGAAATCAATACTGCCCTCTAGGACTTTTTCCTTCACTTCCGGCTTCGTTGTAGTTGTCGCACCGCCTTTTGATGTATTGCCGGAAGATAGTGGTGGAGGAGTCGAACTATACCCGGCAGTATGCTTAAAGTTTATTTTCTGTCCATTCTTGACGATGGACTCCATTTGCCTTTTCACATTCTGCTGCTGGCGGTAAAGCGAAGTCATCTTCCTGTTAACCTCATCAAGCTGACTGGTTCCCTCGATCTCAACCTCCTGCATAATAGGAATAATCTTACCGTCACCAGCATCTATCTGACCTACAGCCTTGGGTTCAGTTTTATTTTTCCCACTATATTTCCTCAGCTTCCCGTTTTCATCATATTTTATGTCGTGCTGCTGCTTGATCAGGTTGGCTGCCTGGTTGGCAAGTTCTCTCAGCCTAATCTCATTAATCATCTGGTTGCAGTACGCCTCGGAATTAGCCGTAAGTGCCTGATACCATTGCGACACGGTAGAATAATAGCCCATAGCCTCTCCATATTTGCTGTTCATCTGCTGCACCAGGGTCTTCTCCTGTTCCTTGCTGCCCTTGAAGTCTTTGAGCTTGGCTATATTCAACGACATCTCACTACGTACGGATGATATCTGCTGAGCCGTTTGCTCGTGCGTCTGTTTCGCCTTCTCTTCCGCCTGCGATAGACTATCCACACTATTTGCAGCTTTATCACTACTAACAGACAAAAGATTGATTACCTCTGTAAGGGCAAAAATGGCTATTCCGGCACCTACTGTAATATACAGACTTCTAACTGCTAGCTTTAAAGTTTCCGCGCTTATAGCAGCACCGGTAAAAGCAGCAGACGCAACCTTGCAGATAGGACCAAACGTGGCTACAACCGCAGAAGTTACTTTCGAGATATAACCGAGAGATTTAAGCGATCTGCCTAGAGAAATCGCCGCATTAGATGTAACAACCAGCTGAGAACCAAAATTTATGATCGGAAGCAGATTTCCAACACTACCTTGTATCACATCGGTGAATTCACCAAGCTTATTGTTTAGAAGTTGAATCTCTGCGCTTCCTGTACTACCCATGATATTGAAGGCTTCACTAACAGTTCCTGCGCTATTTCGCATTTCAGCAGCATTACTCCTGAATTTATCTGCCAGATTACCTACCAAAGGAGTGATAGCACGAAGGCTTTCTGCACTACCGAAAAGTTTGCCGTAGATTTCCTGTTCCAACATACCGCTCGATGCAGAGAATCGCTTTATATCTGTGCTGAGAGACTCAAGGAATTGCTGCATACCTCCAGCCGCCTTAATAGCAGCAGCATCAAACTGAATACCCATCTGTTGAGCCATTTCTGTAGCTTCACTCGAAGGCTTAATGAGAGCCGTGAAAATAGCAGCAAGCTGCGTGCTCACCTCTGCGGTATTTCCACTCACACCGGTAAGAGTAGCAAACGAAGCTATCAGCTCGTCTATAGACACACCTAATGTAGATGCTTGAGCCGTGACACGCGGTAAGGCTTGCGCCATCTGTTCGAACGAGGTAACACCGTTCTTTGCGGTTAACTGTATCTTGTCCTGTATCTCTCCAGCATTACTCCATTCCAGTCCGTAATTCTTGATAATGGTAGAAGTAACCTTTACCACTTCTCCTAGATTGGCAATACCTCCCACAGAGGCTTTGGCCGAAGAACGGAGATAATCAATCCAGTTGTCTTCCGGAACTCCATTCGAGATAACCTGGTAGAGACCACTAGCTAGTTCATCACGTGCGATTGGTATTTCCTTGGCTAGTTCCGTTACCTGCTGCTTCATTGCCGCAAATTCCTGTCCGCTCTTACCTGCCATAGTGTTAGCCGCTGCCATTGCCGACCCGAAGGTCCGGCTTTCCGCTGTAACCTGATTAAGTACACCCACCATCTGCTGGAAAGCATCGGTAACGTTTCTCCATGCCTCCGTAATCTGATTGGTATTAATAAGATTACCCTCTAGTTCTTTTGTTGCTTCATTGACACCACCCACCACATGTTTCAGATCATTTACAGCGGTAGTAGCTACAACAACCTTGTCTTTACCATCAATATTGAGCCGAATGTTAAATTTTACCTCATTAGCCATTTTTGCGATATTTAATTTGGATTATTGCGTCTTTTTTATTATATTTGCAGCGTGTTTAAAATAAAACGAAAATTATGAAATACGAAGTAAAACCCAACACAACAAGAACCGCAATTGGTTTGATTTCCGTACTGAGCTTTCTGTTCGGTATGTATTTTTGCGACTTAGCCATGAGACATGGTTCGCCTTCATGGTTAGCAGAAGCCATGGTTTGGTGTCTCGCTGTCTTTTTCGTATCTCTTCTACTTTGGGGATTCATGACAATAAAAGACGACAATATCTAAGCTAATGTAATCCAGCCCTCTCCGCTGCCATCCTGTATCTTTCCATGATTTCCTCACGACTGAGCTCCTCTTTCACTTCCGGAATCTCAGTCTGCACTTCCTTATCCCAGGCAAACTGCATAATATCTCTAGCCTTGAGCTTATCCTTCGAGTAGGGTTGCAGGATGCACAGGCATTGCATTCTTACCCGTTCCCACTTGCCACGTTCCGCAGCATCTACAGCATCATGCCAAGCTTCATACGCTGCATAGTATTCAGATGGGGTGCATCGACAAAAGTCATCCATACTCATCCCCATACACCCCATAGCTATACCCAGAAGATGTTCCACATCCGCCGGATCATCATTGCCCGATTCGGAATTTACTGTTCCTCCTCGCTTTTTTTTTCATTCGCTTCAGCTATCGCGGAATTCCACTTAGCCATATCTGCCGGAGACACTAAGTCGCAGAACATCGTGAAGTCAATGGAGAATTCAACGTTATCAGCACGACAGGCGCTCGACACGCAGCACCACATAAGCGTTAACAGTTCTTCCATATCCTCCCAGTTCATCTGACTGACATCCTTACCGACAGTGCGTTTGAACTGGAGCATCGCTCCCATAGTGAGGCGACAAGGAAACTCCTTGCCACCAACCTTAATCATGATCTTATTCATCCGTTTCTGATTCTAAAGACGTTTCACTTACGGCCGAAACCGGGGATTCGTCATTCCCGGCATCATCGGTATTCAGTCATGCGGTTGCTGTCCCCTGCAAGCCTGTGCCGATTTTTTCAACCTTACCACAATTCTCAAGCTGTACACTGTACTTCGCATCCTCACCAGCCTGCGCATCGAGATCGAGCGAGGTAATGATGTACTTACCCTTATACTGTCCGGCAGTCTTGCCTTCACGGCCATCACCCTCTCGAACAGAATAGGTTCCCTCGACAGGAGTTCCTGCCAGCTGGAGATCCTTCAGCTGATCATAGGTAGGCATTTCTGCATTGCTACCCGTCAGCACGACACCATCAGCGCTGATACTCTCAGAGAAGCTCTTTACATACTTCTCCTTCCACTTGCCTGCGGAAGCTTCCTTTGTTACACGCTCGCCAGTCTCTGTGCTGGTTGTAATCTTGCACCCGGTGCTGTAACCCAATGCCTTACTCCCAACTGAAAGAATAAGGTCTGTTCCGTCTAATACGTTATCCATATTTTTTTCTGATTAAATACATTAAAAACAAGCAGGTCATAATACCTGCGATAATAAAAAACAAATCCAGGCAAACGCCGTTAGGAGGCTTTTTCTGCTCCGTTCTATTATTATTGCTGTACGACATTTCCATCTGCCTGCTAAGCAGACTTACCTGGTTTCGTAAGGAGTCTCGCTCACTCTCATACCGAAGGCACAGCTGCTGCAAGCTGTCACACGATGCCTCTACGATGATCGTTGGCATTTCGCCACTATCATTCGGCTTTACGTACGCCTTCACGTTAGCACGCCCATGCTTGCCGTTATAGCTTGCGCCCTGCGGCAGAGAGAGAAGATTATTCATCGGAATGCTCAACCGAACCGTGTCTCTCGCTATCGGCTGGGACCACATCACCATTGTCTTCACCTGGCTTACCATCTGACTCAGACTTTGGCTTGCACTGTCGGCGCTTTGTACGCTTTGCACCAGGTTCTGTTCCTTCCTGGTCGTCTTCGTCGTGGCGCAGCTCACCACTGACAGGGCAGCTAGCACGATGAGGACAAAGCTGAATAGCCTCAATAGCCCGCGTGAGCCTATTAAGTGCATAGCGGGTGCGGGCGTTCTCCTTGTTGAGTTCCTCGATAGCCTTTGCATTATCTTCTGCTGCATCATTCAGTTCTTTTTGTTTTGCCAGGAGTTCCTTGCTCACGTCGCCATACATCTCCTTGAAGGTGTCATGTATGCGCTTCGCCTGCTCAGCCTCCTTCACTTTTCGATTGGCTATCCAGGCGATGGCAGTACCAATGCCGCCCGGTAGGATAGCCCACTGCAGTATGTTTAGTATGATGTCTGTCATCGCCTTTCAAACCTTTCTTAACCTAATAAACTATCAACTATTACTGAAAAAATCTACGCTTGCCTGATACCTAACGAGCGAAGCCATTCCTGGACATCAAAAGACGGGCAGGCTTTCTTTGAATTCAACTCGTTATGTCCAACAATACGGATCTGAGGGAAGCGGCTATGGAAGTTTCTCACATAATCGGCAAGAGCCTTCTTTTGTTCTAGGGTGCGAGTATCTAGCGGCTTACCGTCGCGCTTACTCACACCTCCTGCATAGACAACATGCCGGCTCACGGCATTATAGCCAGCAGCACCATTGGTAATCTCCCATGGATCCACCTCAGCATCCTCGTTATTATCTACCAGGCGTTCTATGCTGCCATCCAGATGCACAAGATCAGTATAGCCCACCTGCTTCCATCCTCTGCCGCCCTTGGCTGGAGGGTCGCAGTGCCAGTGCCGGATGTCGGCGGCTGTCACCTCCCGACCTTCCGGCGTGGCAGTGCAGTGGATTACCAGATATTTCATTTTTGCCATCGGTTAACCTGCGTTATAGCCTGAACGGATTACGCCGCCAGCGTCTTCCTTCATAGGCAGACAGATGAAATAATGACGGTATGAGATGAGATTGCGCTGCTGCTGTGGATCGTTCTCCGCGGCGCTATAATACATCTTGGTGCTACCTGTAGCCTTGAACACACGAGGCACGTAGAATGCGAATGAGCATTGGAACTCGCCAGCCTTAGGCACTGCACCCAGCGCATTTTTCTTGCCTGTGGTGCTATAGGTAGGGTTGGCGCCGAACTCGTAGATATCGAAACCGTACAGCTTACCGACCTTGCCGTCATTGCGGTCAACGTTGTACTGCTCCTTGAAAGTCTGCTCCGTCTCGAGCAGGTCGTTCACGTGATCAGTACAGAGCACAAGTCGGCGGTTGGTTGGAGGAACACCCAGTTCATCAAGCTTTCGCTTCAGGTTCACCAGATCGTTCATACAGAGCTTAACTCGCTTGGTCACAGGATCCACGGCGCCAGACGTTACCAATACAGGAGTCTTGGCGGTGTTCTCATTGGCACAGAGCGCATGGGCAGCCTTGGCATACTTGGTGTCATTGATTGCGTTGGCGCAACTCTCCTTGACACGAGCCATCTTGGGGTAACTCAGGGCATACAATTCGTCGTCGGTAACAGGAACAACCTTTGTCTGGAATTTATCGAGAGAGAAGGTCTTGTCTCCATCCTCGAGTTCCTGGACTTCGATAGGATATGTCTTGTTATTAACCAGCACCTGAGGGTCCGCACCGACATCCACCATATGAATTACATCATTATCCACGACAGAACTCTGGTCTGGCACGCCTACAAGCCAAGAAGCATCCAGGTAGGCACGCAGAGCCCTGATAAGCTCTCCAGTCCATACTTCTTTAAGAACGCCTGCGTAAGCAGAACCCTTTGGCATAAACGTTCCTGCTGCGATAGCAACAAGGGAGACAACAACTGCACCCCAGAATGGATTATATCCCAACAAGAGTGCAATGAGAGCACCCATAATTGCATTGAACAACAATGCGGAAAACACTTTAATCAACTTATTCATAATTATAAAATATTTTTATGTTACCTTGAAATTAAGCTGGCTCGAATCCGTACTCAGCCTTGTAGAGGCGAACGAACTCATCAGGATGATTGTCGTGCAGATCCATCATTTTGCCGGATGGAACGGCACTCAGCTTCTCGTACTTGGAGAAGTCTGTTTCCTCCGCCACGATTTGACCAGTATCGGTACGGTGCAACTGTGCGGAGAGCTTACCCTGTGGCTGCATAGCCGACAAGGTCAACTTCAATGTGTCAATACCTACCTTTTTGCCAAGCTCGACAAAATGGTTCTTCATACCGGCATCGATACGCTTCTCGCTTACGGCCTGATCCACGGCGGCTGTAATACCGGCAAGAGCAAGCGCCTCCTGCGCCGCCTTCAACTCGTCAACCTGCTTCTGGAGTGCTGCTGCACCCTCGGCCTTCAACTTCAACTCACTAACCTTCTGCAAGACGGTAGCTTCGTCAGCTGTTTCGCTAAGCCCCAGCTGAAGGGCTAAAGTTTTCAATTCCATTTCTACTTCTTTTTTAAGAGGATTAATATTACTATTTAACAAAGGCAGGAAAGCACTTCCGTTCTCTTCGCCTTTCATCAACGGCAACTGTTCTCCATCCGGAGAGTATAACACGATGGCGTTATCATTGCCACCGATATCAACGGCACTCACCTCGAAGAGGCGGCTCTTGGTAATTGTCTGCGCAGTCTGTCCTTCCAGCACAAGACTCTTATCATCGGAAGTCTCCAAAATCTGCAAGTTGGCGCTTACCATGCGCATCGACCCGAACTCATACTGTTTCTTCAGTCGCTGGCTCAGCTCAGTGGCTCCGTCAAACTCGATTTCTCCAGTCAGCTCTCCCTTTTCCACCTTCAGGTTCTTCACCAGCCCGACTACACCTTGACTGCGGTCATGCATATACAGTAATACAGGATTGCGCTCGTACTGTGTCAGGTCAATACCTGATGTAATGATGCGCGTACCATAGCAGTTCACGCTCTCATCGCTAATTCTAACTTTCTTTCCCATTTGCGATTCGTTTTTGAATTTCGACTGCAATATTACGAACTTTCCACGAACCCTCCAAAAAACGCTGCAATCGCTTCATAAAGGTATGCAATCATTTCATACTTTTTTGGCAGACTCCCTAAAAAATGCCAATTTTGCAGTGGGTTTCAACATAGCCCGCCATTTTATTCACATTAAAACACTGTTATAACATGACAAAAGCAGAATTAGAAAAGAAGAAAAAGCTCGCCAGAACATTATATATGGCAGGCAAGGATCAGAACGAGATAGCAGACCAGATAGACATCTCCCGTCAGACTCTCTCTAAATGGGCCAACCAGGAAGGATGGAAGGAGCAGCGGGCTGCCACAAGCGTGACCCGCCCGGAGCTGGTAAACAAGCTGCTACATAGCATCGACACCCTCATTACCGATGTCAATGCTTCCGGTGACGCTGCGAAGATTGCCGGACTGGGTGACAAGCTTGCTAAAATGTCAGCCGTTATAGAGAAGCTTGACAAGAAGGCTAACTTAGTAGATGCTGTCGAGGTATTTATGGCATTCAGGAAATGGATGCAGGTCCGGGCACAGAACGACCCGAATATCACACCGGAACTCCTCAAGACATTTAATTATTACCAGGATCTCTTCATCTCCGACAAGATGCAGAACGGTTTTTCCTGCGATCTTTAATACATATACATAATGGCAACACTAGCAGAAAAGAAAAAGGCCATAGAGGAATGGAAGGAGCACTGCAAGCAGATTGCGGCGCTCACAGATACATCGCTCATGGCTCCAGAAGGCAAGAGTGAGAAGGAAGCTCGCATCCACAGGCTACAGCAGAACTATGCTGCTTTCTGCGAGTATTACTTTCCTCACTTCCTGCAACTCAAGGACAAGACTACCGGAAAGGTGATCCGTACCATCCACAATGCGCCATTCCACAACCAGGCGGCAAGCAAGGTCAAGCGCACCGCTAACCTGAAGGCTGTATTCATGTGGCCGCGCGGTCATGCCAAGAGTACCCACATGGATGTATTCACCCCCTTGTGGCTCATGTTCCAGCCGCTACGCCTGATAAACTTCATGGTGGTAGTCGGCAAGAGTGAGGATGCCGCCTGCCGCCTCCTGGGTGATATCCAGGCAGAACTGGAGTACAACGATCGCCTCAAGCGTGACTTCGGAGAACAGAAGCCTGCCGGAGGAGACTGGACCGACGGAGAATTCAAGGCGAACTGCGGTGTTAAGTTCCTGGCATGCGGTCGCGGTCAGAGTCCCCGAGGTCTCCGTGATAGGGAAGCCCGCCCTGACTACATCGTCATCGATGACCTTGATGACGACGAACTCTGCAAGAACGAGAAGCGAGTACGTGAGCTTACCTCCTGGGTGAAGTCTGCCCTCTTCGGTTCTCTCGATGTAGGCCGTGGCCGTTTCATCATGGTCGGCAACCTGATCTCCAAAAACTCCGTACTCTATAACATCGCCAATACCAAAGGTGTTTTCTTGAGTAAGGTGTATGCCGTAGATAAGAATGGTGATCCGGTATGGAAGGAGAAATGGACCCGGGAGGAGGTGGATGCTTACCGGGAATTCGTCGGTTACAGAGATTGGAATAAGGAGATGATGCACAACCCCATCATCGACGGTTCTATCTTCCGTCACGAATGGATCAAATACAAGCGCATGTCTAAGCTTACCAGGTATGACGCCCTAGTCTGCTACACGGACCCATCCTGGAAATCCACGACGGCCAACGACTACAAGGCATGCCGCCTCTGGGGAAAGCTGGGCAGCGAACTCCACCTGATAGACTGCTTCGTGCGCCAGGCCACCACCGGAGAGATGGTAAGATGGCAATACAACCTCTACGAAAAAGCCATGGAGCAGGGAACCAGTATCCAGTTCTATATGGAGTCAAATCTGATGCAGGACACGGCTCTCGACGAATTCTACAAAGAGGGAGAGCTTCGGGGTTATCAGCTTCCGATATCTGCTGACAACCGGAAAAAGCCCGATAAGCTACAGCGTATCGAGAGTGTCGCCCCTTTATGGGAACGCGGCCTGATATTCTATAACGAGAGTCTTAAAGACTCGGAGGATATGCAGGTGGGAATCGAGCAGACGCTGGCTCTGGAACACGGAAGCAGGGCGCACGACGATGCTCCGGATGCAGACGAGGGAGCCATCTTTATCCTTCAGCGACAAGGGCGCGTCGATGCTTTTGAGCCACGCATAGGTAAACGGAGACCTCCTAAAAATGGTTGGTAATTAAAAAGTATTTTATATGTTTATTACTCAAGAAGATTTCAAGGTGGTGGCTTCTGAAGCCGCACTCAAGGTCATCACCCAGGCAGACGACGCTAACGCCGACAATGCCATTCAGGAAGCGGTGGAAGAGATAGCAGGCTATCTCCGTCCTAAGTATGATTGCGAAAAGGTCTTCTCTGCTGTAGGAAATGACCGCAACCGACAGATAGTAATGTATGCGGCGGATATAGCTCTCTACAATATGATTGCAGCACAACCGCAGAGAATGGGCAGTGATGTGCGCAAGGAACGCTACGAGCGTGCCATCAAGTGGTTAGAGGGAGTTGCTGCTGGTAAAATCGTTCCAGACCTGCCGATAGCCACTGACGAGGCTACAGGCGAGGCTAACACCAATGGCATTAAGTGGGGAAATGGTCCCAACCGCCACTCCTGGTAATCCGTATTCAAGTTTAATATTCAAAAATAAAGCAAGATGAATCTATTTGACAAGACATTACAGGGCATCTACGACATCCGGCGCGCCGTCAAGGGTGAGCCACGGCTACTGCATACCAAGTTCGGCGACATCATCCTCGCCGACAAGGCAACCCGCAGAAATGCCCAGCATATCATATCCAAGCTTCAGCGCACCACCGAAGCTCTTACCAAGAGTGATATCCAGAAATGGCGCAAGGCTTGGCAGCAGGCTATCAGTATAGAGAGTCCAAACAGGCAGATGCTCTACGACATCTATAGAGACACCGCCACGGATGCCCATGTTACCGGATGTATCGGCCAGCGCACAGGCTTCGTCCTTTCCAAGTCTTTTAACATCGAAGACAAAAGCGGCAAGCCTTGCGATGAACTCAAGCATTATTTCGAGCAGGAATGGTTCTATGAACTCTGCCGCCTCATTCTTGATTCTATCTATTACGGGCATTCCCTGATAGAACTGGGAGATATCAGGAAGGATGGAGACGGATGCCCTTGCTACTCGGAAGTAAGGCTTATCGACCGCAAATTCGTAATTCCGGAACATCATCGTGTAGTCACAGACCTCGGACAGGATTGGACTACGGGAATAGACTATAGAGAGCCGGAATGGTACAACAACCTTATCGAGGCAGGAAAGCCAGACGATCTCGGACTCTACCTCAAGGCCGCACTCCACGCCATCCCCAAAAAGAATGTTCTCGCAGCATGGGATGTCTTCAGTGAGATTTTCGGAATGCCGATGCGAGTAGCCAAGACAGCTTCAAGAGACAAGTCAGACCAGCAGCGCATCGAAGAAATGCTCAAGGGGATGGATATCGCTCCATGGGCATTGTTCCCCGAAGGAACGGATATCCAAATCATCGAAAGCACCAAGAGTGATGCGTTCAACGTCTATGACAAGCGCGTGGATCGCTCCAACAGTGAAATCTCCAAGCTTATCCTCGGGCAGACCATGACTATCGAGGATGGCAGTTCCCTGTCTCAAAGCCAGACCCACCTCAAGGTCTTCGAGAACCTGATTGAGAGCGATGCGAAGATGCTGGCAAGCGTTATCAATAATCAGCTCATCCCCCGTATGATCCGCCACGGATATCCGCTTCAGGGTTACCATTTCTCGTGGGACAGAAGCGTAGATTACACACCGGAACAGCAGATGGAATACGAGAAAATGATCTCCGACCGTTATGAAGTAGATCCTAAGTATTTCGCAGACAAATACAACATGCCTGTAGGCGAACGCATACAGCAGCCTGGACTGCAACTCTCCAGACCTTTTTTCGACTAAGCCCCGATGACTATAAGGGGCTGCACAGCCGATATGAATCCATCATTGGTAAAATGAATATCCAACTCGCGTCAGCCGACGAGAAAAAACTGCGATACCAGGAAATATCCTCCAGTTTCGACAAGCTGATGAAAGCGCTCTTCCGTCAACACGGCGCACACCTGGATATCAATATTCTGTCAAGCAACGAGGCCATGGATTTTATTCAGGAACACACCGATATCCTGGATTCCAGTTTCGAGAAGGTGGAAATGACCGAAAAGATGCGAGAGCGGTTAACCCGCTCCAACTATATCTTCTCCGGCATGAAAACCTTCCACGAGCTTAACGAGGCATTCCCTAGCTTGCTTGATGAGAATGGAGATAGAAAGCCGTTCGAACGTTTTTTAAATGATGTACGGAAGATTAATGAGACCTACAACAGGAACTATCTTCGGGCAGAATACGGCTTCGTGCAGTCTTCTGCTACCATGGCTGCCAAATGGGAACGCTTTGCCGAGGATGGTGACGAATACTATCTCCAGTACAGAACTGCCCATGATGACAAGGTGCGACCGGAGCATGCTGCTCTCGACAGAGTAACACTACCGATGAGTGACCCTTTCTGGGAGAGCTACTACCCTCCAAATGGATGGAACTGCCGCTGTACGGTGGTCCAGGTTCTCAAATGGAAGTATGATGCCACGCCTCATGGTGAAGCGATGGACAGAGGAAAAGAAGCCTTAGACGGAGAGCGCTTTAATATTTTCCGGTTCAATAGCGGAAAGCAGGGCAAGGCGGTTCCTGACTACAATCCTTACACCATCAAGAAGTGTAATAGCTGCGATGTAGCGAAAGGTAAGAACGTTAATCTGGCACTTCCAGACAACCAGCTGTGCGAAGCATGCAGAAGGCTACACAAATGTGCTATGAACACTGAGACATCACGTCTCTGTACAGAAAAGAAAGGTTACATAAAAGAATCCACCAACTTCACGAAGTCTTCCAGGTCTTTACAAACAGGAAAGTATTTTCAGACCAGAGACTCTCTAGAACTTGGTCTCAAGCATGCCCGTACGATAGAAGAAATCAACGCCTTCAAGTGGATAGCTAGCCATCTGGACCAACTCTCTTTCATACGTTTCAGCCCACTGGGAGAAGTAAAGGATATGACATCCGAAAAAGACATCAAGAATGTAGAGAAGAAGAGAAAAAGAGGCGCCACTGGTTACAATGAGTACGAGATACATATTGACAGCGAAGTCTGGAAGCTGAAAACGGAAATAAGGAAAAATAGTAGGGAAACACTCTACATAGCATTCAAAAAGAAATAACCCCAGCGTTTCCTGCGGTCCTTCACATGGGCCATTAGGAAACACCAGGGTTATCCGGATGCAAAGATACAACAAATATTTTAAACAAGCAAGAAAATGAGAAAAAAAATCAAAATGGCGAGTGTCATCACGACACCCGCCATTTTCTTTTAAATATGAAAAAACATTTCTAATATTAGATCGCTCGTCTTCGCATATAAGCGCCTAAAAACATAATAAAAAAATAAATTAACAACGTAATTCCCTATA